TTAAACGACAAAGTTGTCCAGTTCGAGCAAGCGGCTAAACGTAGGTTAGAGAAGCTAACAAATGGCTAAAATTTCGACCGCGGCTTTTTTAATGATGTGGAATGATTTTATCGGTAGGGAAACACCAGATTGTCATCTTCTGATTGCCAATTGGTTGGATAAACCAAGCCCGGTAAAGGTTTTGCTATGCCACCGCGGGATTGGTAAATCTTCGACATTGGCGCCATATAATGCGTGTAGGTTTTATAATGATCCGAGCTATCAAATCTTACACCAATCTGAATCTGACCCGTCAGCGCGTAAAATTAGCAGGGCAACACAGAGCATTTTGCGCCGGCACCCTTTAACTAAGGATTTATTGCCGTCGGGTAAAATGGATGTTGAACGCTGGAACCTTAGCGATATCAATACTTTATCTGACCCGCTACACAGTAACATGTTAGCAAAAGGCATTATGTCTAACGTTACAGGTTCGCGTGCAGACGAGGTACAAAACGATGACGTCGAGGTACCAAGAAACATCACAACGCAAGAACTTAGGGAAAAGTTAAGGGAAAGATTGGATGAACAAACCCACATTCTAAAACCCGGAGGAACTAAGCTTTTTGTTGGGACGCCGCATACCTATGAATCTATATATACCGAATTGATAGCACAAGGGGCGGATGTCCTGACAATTCGATTATTTGATAAAGAAAAACGCTTTACTAAAGTTATCGCTGGTACCCTTTATTATGTTGGCTTTGCGCCCGAAGCGGTTTTTATAGGTATCCATAAATCCACTGAGTTGTTAGAAGAAAACGTCCACTATCGTGTTAAAAATGGGTACATCGTTTTTGCCTCGGATTATGACGGTATCATAGATTGTTACGCCGATATATCTTGGCCAGAAAAATTCACCCCGCAAGATATCCTAACTCGTAGACGAGAGACCCGTACCATTAATGCTTGGGATAGCCAATATCAACTACATGCTAAACCAATTAATGAAAGCCGCTTAGACCCTGAACGAATTAGGGTTTATGACGTTGAGCCGGCCATATTAGAGGCTAACGGTGCTGTTACCATGATGTTAGGTAATGCCCAAATCGTCGGCGCGTCTGCGGTTTGGGATCCTTCAGCGGGTAAGGTTAAATCGGATGCCAGCGCCTTTACTCTATTATTTACGGATGAAAAGGGTCATTTATATTGGCATGTGTGTAAAGGACTATCCGGCGATATTGCCACGTTTGGTGCTAACGATTCCATTATAGGCGGACAGGTTGTACAAATCTGCGATTTAGTCGAAAAATACAATATCCCTTCGGTAGTTATCGAAACTAACGGCATCGGGGGGTTTGCCCCTCCTCTACTACGGCAGGCGCTAAAGAGTCGCGGTCTGCGATGCGGTGTTATAGAAAACCACGAAACCCGTAATAAACAAATTCGCATATTAGAAGCGTTAGAAGCGCCGCTACAATCTCGTTTTTTATGGGCGCATATCAGTATCGCCGACGAAGATGTTAGCCCTGTTTTTAAACAAATGCGCGAATTTAACCCGGAGGTGTCTGACCAACCGGATGATTATATAGATTCCCTCGCCGGTGCAATACGTCGTACGCCTGTTCGAATTGCTAAATCGGTGCAAATACGCACCTCAGAATCCAGTAAACTAGGCCCAAGGTGGAGGCCAAACAGTGGCCAATTTACGGCAAAGATCAATTACTAGATACCATCATGGACAAAAACATAACCATTTTTTCGATGCTTTCCTATTTTTGGAGCGCTACGTGCTCGGTCGTAGGAGCTATGGAACTGAACAAAATTGCGATTCTTATCGGTATCATTTTATCGATAGCCACGTTTGTTATTAATTGGCTATACAAAAGCAAAGATTATTATCATGCAAAAAAATTGAGAGAGCGACACTATGCGAAATATGGTAAAAATCGCCACGACCGCTATTTGTAGTGTTTCGACTATTATCGGTATCGTTCTAACAAATTACTCAGATGAAATTAGAACCAGTAAAGCCGGACTTGAGCTAATCGGCAATGCCGAATCCTGTATTAGAGATCCATACAATTGTCCTGCGGGCGTGTTAACTGTTGGTATTGGGTCAACTGGCAACGTCGAGCAAAAACGCTATACAGACGAGGAAATCGCTAGACGCTGGGTTGATGATATCAAAACGGCGGAACAATGTGTTAATCGATATGCTAATGGATTCCATTTACCCCAGCCAGTGTTTGATGCCGCCGTATCTATTACATTCAATTGTGGTTGCGCCAATATGAGGACGTCAACGATGTTCAAATGTCTAAATAACGGAGATTATCGAGCCGCATGTTATGAATTCCCTCGTTGGAATAAATCCAACGGAGTAGTTTTAAATGGGTTGGTTAAACGTCGAGAGCAGGAAAAATTGCTATGTCTAAATGGTTTGCAATAGTTTTAGCGGTTGCATGGTGTTCACTGGTAATTGTTGGTGGCGTAGCTAATCACTATAAACATAAAGCCCAAATGGCTAGCGCTCGCGCGGACACGCTCGAAGCCGAGTTTAAACAATATAAAGCTGATAATATCAACATCAAAAAATTGGAATCTAACATCATTGAGGCGATAAAACATGGCCAAGATAAATCTGACAATTTGCGTAATGATATCGACAATGGCATTAGCGAGTTGCTCGTCAAGGTCGAATCCGTCGAGCGAGATAGTGCCGCCGCCGGCGATATTGCTCAGCAAGCCTTACGACTTGCAAAGTCTGCTAAACAAGATTATTTCAATCTCACCAACGCGATCAACTACAACAACGCCCTAATCGCTGGTTGGCAAAATTATTATTGTACAGAGATTGCACCGAAAAACAAAACTGAATTTATGTGCGACGAGGTAACAAATGTCAGTCGGTAATCAACAAATCCAATATGAATATATAGCCGACGGTAACACCGTAATTTTTCCATTTTCATGCCGTGTTATTTATGCCACGGACATATCGGTAACTATTGACGGAAACATCATTAAACCAGATACCTACAAGGTCGACGGAGTCGATCAGCCTAACGGAGGTAATGTTGTTTTTTATAACGCACCTGCGGCAGGCTGTTATGTAGTAATCTCACGCGATATCGACCTAGTACGTAATACCGATTATCAAACTAATGGCGATTTTTTAGCAAAAACAGTTAACAGAGATTTTGACCGAATTTGGATGGCGTTGCAAAAATTCGGTAATTTACAGACGGAAATTGATACCGTTTCTAATAACATGATTCAAGGATGGGTAACCGTAGAATCATTTGAAAAAGGGGCTACATTAAACCTAAAAAATCAAGTGCTGTTATGGGAGAAAGACGGACAATATTATCATTGGGCGGGTAAATTACCGAAGGTTATAGCTAAAAACAGCACTCCGCAGACTGCCGGCGGTATCGGTGGCGGCCGGTGGGTTCTAATAGGAGATGCATCATTGAGAGCCTCGCTTGCGTCAAAAGCTGGGGCGTCCATGGTTAGGACTACAACCGGTGAAAGTTTACAGCAAATATTAGATGCGTGGCCCAAAAACAACAATAATCTATTTTTAATATTGGTGAAAATGGCCGAGGGGGGAGTAGTTAAAATCGCATGCTATGGCGATTCGACTACCGATGGCGTAGGCACAACGAAACATAAAAAAAATGTTACAGGAACAAATCATAATCTCAATGCCCCTAATGCGTGGCCAGCACAATTGCAAATATTGCTTAGAGAAATGTATCAGAATAATGCAATACACGTTTTCAATGCTGGGTTTAGCGGAAAACGAATAGAAAACGGCTGGGCGACAAATAACTATGAGGCTAACATCACAAAAAACCCGCATTACGGGGTTTGTGATATGGTTATAATCAACTTTGGATTAAACGACGCTTTCAGAACTGATCGACTAAATCGATATATTAGTCAAACAGAGATATTAATTAAAAAAATTATAAACGACGGTTCCACTCCGGTTTTGTTATCCTGTAATTTAACCTATTTATCAAAAAAAGACGGTGGCGAAAGAGATAAGCAAGATGTTACACAACGATATGATCAAGCTAAGAAATACTTAGCCCAAAAATATAACATCCCGTTTTTTGATTTATCGAACGCGATGCTAAGTTGGTTACAGAGAAATGACGATCAATATAAATGGGGTATATTGCAACCTGACGGATTACATTTTGGCGATGCTGGCCACAAATATCAAGCCATGTGGCTCGCTAGTCGGTTATATTCTAATACCGTTATTATTAATGATGCCACCCAATATCAATCAATTAATTTTATGGACAGCAAGGCGAACTCGCCGTTTGGCTTTGCCAGTCAATACACAGGTACGGGTACTAAGTATTTATCACTTGTATTAGAAAAAGATTCTCAAAGACTCATAAACACGTCAACTATGGACATTTATGCATGGTGCGAAACTAACAACGTTGCGTGCGTTTATCGTCAGTTTTCCCATGAAAATGCTACGGGTAGTCATGTTATACACACGGACATTATGAGTAATGCAGTTAACACATATAGGATATTACCTAGATTTGATATGACTAACGGGCTGACCAGTTACGGCGGTGCTGATGTTCCGCGGTATGTATGTAATTTAAAATTTGGATTGAATAAATTATCATATAAATTTGACCGGGATAAGCAAATTAACAAAAAAGATATGTTTTTTGGCCATTTTGATTTTGTTAAAAATTACGAAGCTAATTTAAACCCCCGTAATTTAATTTATAAATCAGGTCCTATTCGGAGTTTAACAACAATCCCTGCGGGCAAAAGCCTTGTTAATCATATTAAAACAGATCTATATGATTTCATCGGTCAGAATTCGCTTCAACTTTTTGTTGACGGTAAAAAAACATATTTATATTTAGAATTTGATGGGCCAGAGCTAAACGGGATCGTACTCACCCATGCGAGAGGTATGCGAACAGCGTATAATGATGGTTTTATGTTGTTTAAAACGAATAACGCTAATTTATCTGTACATGTCATAAGAACAAATATAGATACCAATGAAACAACATATTCAACCGCGGCGAAGGGGGTAATCCCAATTTTTATCGATAAGACAACGTGTAAAGTATTGTTAGAATTCTATATCGATAAATCAAACAATATGATAATGAATTCGGTAAATGAACAGTACAAATTATTAAGTAACCATACCATTTCGCCAGACTATGCATTTCCGTTTTCAGGTGTTTTCGGAAATATTTTTAATAGAAATGCGTCAAAAACTAAAAATATTTCAGCGCAATTTAATATAACAAGGGCGGAAGTTTGGTACTCTGATATCACGGATTAACTAACGGTATTTTTTACGGTATTTTTATTTTCACCTTGAAATATTTATTTATAAATCAAATAATTAAAGTTAAAATTCGAATCCTGCAGGAGACGCCATTACTAGGTTCAAATACATTCTAAAAACCCTTTAATTCCAAGCTTTCCACTTAAATTGACATGCATTTATTTTTTAAAAAAATCATATAAATTCAAAAATTCTGTGACTACATTTAGGACTACGCTATAGAAAGATTTAAAGCACATTAATCACACTTTAATGTTTACAATACCACTCAATTAAAAATATCTGCTTTGATGTCGAGCCATCCCCACAGACCTATGCACGCTATAGCCTAACGTCGAAAACTACTGTGGTATTTGTTAGTTGTAAACGGATTAAACATAATGGCGATCCTATTTTGGCTTGGGCTATAGGTAATATAGTGATGGGAACAGATGCTAAGGCCAATATTAAACCCAATAAAAAGAGAGCAGCCAACAAGATAGACCCTGCAGTTGCTTTCCTGATGTCATTCGGTACCTACTTACTTG